AATATTATAAATAAAAAACTTTGTAGAATTATCCAAGTTTTTAATATTTATATTTTTAATTTTATCTATTATACAATTATATTTAGCGATAGCCAAGATTTTATATAATTGTTCCAGTAAAATATCCAGAATATATTTATAGATATCGGTATTATATATAATACTAACGACATAATCTGCAATATTATTTAGCAATATTGGCAGTTCTTCGCGTTTATATTTAATCCATATCTTATTAATATTATTTATTCCGCGCTTCCACTTGGTATATTCGCAATACATATCGTATTCGTCGTTCAATACCAGAAGATTATTTTCGTATATATATTTCGGCGGATCCCATTCCTTATTGCTAATGTAATTATTCCAGAGTTTATCAATCATCACACAGACATATTCCTTGTCAAATAGAGCGAGTATATTGCTATACAGTTCATCGTCGCTCGTTTTAATATAATTCCATATATACATAAAAATATCGTCCTTGTTATCGTTATTATCATTTACAGCGATAATTTCCTTAATTTTCTCGTAGATACTATCTTTGTTTTTAATGCTTAGTTTATTTAAATTACCTATCAAACACCTTTTCAGCTCGGATTTCTTCGTAAAGTCGGGTATTATGATGTGAAATCTCGATTTAACCTTGGGTTTATTATACTTCTCTTTATTATTGTATATTTTTTTCGCCCATATCATTTTGGGGTCATAATAGGAGTTGAAACACGAATATGTATTTTTAATATCTACGGCTTTATCCAAAATATTGCGCGGTACATCTACAGAATTATATATATCTCTAAATTGTTCTATACTAATCTTGATGATTTGTTCGTCCATTATAATTAGTTATTATAAATAATCTTATATATTGATTACAATGATAATATACATAAGGCAAAAACAATAATAATTAATAAAGTATTAATGACGCGCGAGATAATTAATAGATTAGAGGAGCTATATTCAAACTATCTTGTATATAGAACTATAATTGTGTGCGATGACAATAGTCTTGACAAGTATGTCAATATACTTAGAGAGAATAATTATGATAGCTATGTATTGAAAGATTATGAAGCTGCGATAGATTATGATTCTCTGGATGTAAGAATATTTTTAATAGAGAAGGGGCATTTTATCAAGTTTATCAAGGGGTATATTGACAATAAGGTTAGCGCAAATGCGGATATAGATATAGAAACGCACAGATATGGGGCATATTTTTATAATTCAATTATAATACAATTAGATAATGATAATGATAATGATAATGATAATGATAATGATTATGATATCATAGGAGAAACCGAGAGAATTAAGAGAGAATATAAAGAAATATCTAATAATTATGATATTATTATCTAATAATAATTTAGAGGATTATACGATTTGAGGATATTAATATGGCGGCAAAAAAGAGTTTTTTCGGAAGCGATATATTTATTATGATTTCAATAATATTCTTTTTATTATTGGCTATTGCCGTTTTATTCGCATATAATAAAAATAAAATAATGGAGACTTTTATGGGCGAATCGGCGGATAAAAAATACAGAATGGAGTATTATTATATGGACGGTTGCGGACACTGCGAGGATTTTAGTAAATCCGGAGTATGGGATAAGCTTAATAGCGAATATGGTAATAAATTAGACTTTAAAAAGTATAATATGAAGGATTGCAAGGACAGATTAGATAAATATGAAATCTCGGGATATCCCACTATTATAATAATAGATAAGAGTCAATCTGAGAAAAAGTTAGAAGAATACAACGATGACAGAAGATACGAGAAAATGAAGGTATTTGTAGGAAAATATGCCGGGGCGTAGGCATATGTAGGCATATGTAGGCATCCGTAGGCATCCGTAGGCATCCTGAAAAATAAGAGTATATAAGCCTATTAATAAAACTTTATAATAATAAAGGGTATAAATAAAAATGGGAGGCGGATTGATGCAATTAGTTTTGAAGGGTAATATGAGCGAATATATTACCTTAAATCCGCATATTAATTATTATAAATATGTGCTCAAAAAACATACTAATTTTTCTATGGAAACTATTGTTGTTACTTCTACTGGTGATAGCAATATTGGTTTTAAACCATCCACTTCTGAATTGCGTATTAATTTTAAAATAAAGCGTTATGCTGATTTATTATCGGGACTGTTTTTGACATTCAAAATCCCCGATATATACTCGGATAATATATATAAGTTCAGATGGGTCAATAATTTAGGCTTCAATTATATCAAGGAAGCGCGTCTTAGAATAGGGGTTGTTAATATAGAGACGCTATATGGCGAATGGATGAATATATGGAATGAGCTCACGAGTAAAGATAATATTGAATATAATAAGTTGATAGGGAATATAGACGAATATACGGCACCTTTCAATTTTGTGCCAAAATACAGGGTGTTAAATAACAGGCTTTATAATGTAACCTATCCTGTATCAAGTTTCGCAAAAACTCCTCAAACACCGAGTATTAAAAAGAGAAAAATACAGGTTCCTCTCAATTTCTGGTTTACTAAGAATCCCTCGCTGGCACTTCCGTTATTAAAATTAGAGAATAACGAAGTTGAATTAGATATTTATATTAATGATAATGCTTTCGAGGGATTATATCAGGTATGGAGTAATATATTGAATACTTATGTGAGCCCGCTAATGTATAATACTACACACCTCCCATCGACACCTATATCTATTGCGACATTTGTGAAGCCGAGTGATGTAAATTTTGATGTTAATAACGAGCTATTATGTACCTATGTATATTTAGATAGTACCGAAAGAAGTAGTTTGCTATTGAATACTAACCAGATTAATTATATTATTAATACGGTTAAGAAAACTCAGGCAATTGCATTGAATGATAATCATACGCTGATAGATATAACAAACGCTAATCATCATATCAAGGAGATTATATGGATTACGCGAAGGAGCGATTCTATCAAAAACTTTAATAATTATACAAATTACACGGGGTCTCACGAATATAGCGAGGGTCTTGGAATATTAGATAGGGCGGCAATATTATGGAACAGAGAAATAACGCGCGCTGATTATGATGCTACTTATTATAATCACATAGAGCCTCATAAATATCACACGAATATACCGAGAACGGGGCTATACTGCTATTCATTTGCTTTATTTCCTGAAAAACAGATAAGCTCGGGTTCTTATGATAATACGCAAATTACTACCTCATTATCTGTGAATGTAAATCCGGAGGTTAAAGATGATGACAAATATACATATATTACTAAAACATATACTGATTTATTAAATAGAGTCTATCCGGTCAATTTTGAAATTACTATATATGTTATGGAAATAAATGTCCTAACAGTTATAAATGGTGGAGCGGGCTTAAAGTTCAGCTAAGCTATCGCAGCTATCGATTATTTTTATATTCTTTGATATAATTAAAGTATTATGGATTTATTTGTTTTGATAATAATAATTGTATTTGTATTTATAATAAAATATTTAATAGATACTATTAACTCTCTCAATGGAGAGATAAGAGAAATAAAAGAAAAATGTATAATTGGTAGCAAGGCCTCTGGAGCCGGGGGAACCGGGGGAACCGGAGCATCTGGGACAGGAGCGACAGAGATAACATTTACGAAAAACACAGAACAGCCCGTTGATAATGTTAATAAAGAGTTAATTAAGACACTTGTATATTTCAAAGACTACTTTGATAATAACAAAAGTATATAAATACATATAAATAATATAAGCGTTTATAATTAAATGCCGAGAAAAAGTAAAAACAGCGATGTTAAATCTACAATAGATAAGAAGAAGGGCTTAATGAATACTATTGTAAAAGATGTGGTAGTTGTGGAAAATGAGGATATTATATTGCAACTGCCTATATCTGATAATGATATAAATAAGATAAGTATTACAGATGAATTACAAGAAGCTCCGACGCCATATGAGCCGAACTGTTGTTATATAAATGAGACTAACTTTTATAATACGATTCAGGATAATTTGATTAAGGAAGATAATGATAGAGATAGAGATACTAATATAGATTATAATGATAATATTATTAAATCATCAAATAATTGCTATTGGTGTTGCCACGCTATTAAAGACCGGATATATGGGATGCCCTATAAATATAATATTACTACGAATACTTATATATTGTTCGGGAACTTTTGTTCGCTGGAATGCGCTAATGCTTATAACTTCTCTTCACATTGTGGGAGTGATAAAGTATGGGAGATAAATAGCTTGATACAGATGCTGAGCAAACATTTTGGATGTACTCGCCCGATACGCCCAGCACCTTCGAGATTTTTGCTGGATATCTTTAATGGACCTATGAATATTGAGGAGTTTCGCAAGGGTCATCATACGAATGAAAAAACACACCTATTAAATCTGCCACCTATGATAGCTACTACTTACAATTATGAAATTGTAAATACATCATATCTCAAAAACATCACAGATAATATGAATAATAAAATTGAGGCAAAGAAAAACAAAAAATGATATAAGAACATTGATACAATAAATATTGTGAATTACCCAAATTACTATTGCTATTAAGAATGACGAGTCTTGATAATAAATGCAGTGTTTCTGTTGCCGCGAAGGCTGAAGATATAAACTTTTCGCATTATAGAGTTTCTACTATAACTTGTAATGCGAATATTGGCGAGGATATTAATTTAAACTTGAAGATGCTATTTGAAAATATTGTAATCATAGATAAGGATGATACGGACGGGATTGTATGGGCACAATATATGAAGGATGGCGAGGATTTAAATCGCGGGACATATCCTAAGAAGAGGAGGAATAGTAAGAAAAATAAGATGAAGAAAAATAGGTTTGATAACCAGGTTACAATTATATATAAGAACGAGAAATATATGCCGAATGTGAAAATATTCAAGAACGGCAATATTCAAATAACTGGAATAAAGGTTGTCGAGGATACTGTCGTTATTGTCAATCATATTATTGACAATATTAGGAATATCTATGAAGATATTAGTAAGGACATTATAAATAACCGCAAGGATAATTATGAATTGAAATTGAAATATCAGAATTTCAAGATTCGGATGATTAACTCTGATTTCAAGGTATATTGCGACGATTCTCTCGCGGTTCCATTCGGCTTGAAGAGGCGCGAGATACACAATATATTTATTAGCGATCTATATAATAACAAGTGTTCGTTTCAGCCTGGAATATATCAGGGGGTTAAGTTAGAATATTTCTGGAATAAATGCAATGAAAAAAAGAATGGTATTTGTTATTGCCCTAAAAAATGCTATGGAAAAGGAAAAGGAGAAAAGGTCGGTGATTGTAAAAAGGTTACAGGGGCTTTGTTTGAGAGCGGGAGCATCTTAATTACGGGTGGCGTATCTTTCGAACAAGTAGATGAGGTATATAAGTATATCTGTACTTTCTTGATTAAACATAAGGATACTATTAAGAAAATCCAACCAACTAATCTTGTAGCTCAAGATATCGCGACTTAGGCTATGCGAGC